TTGCTGCAGTAACTGCAGTAGTAACGTTTTGCGTTACTACTGTTGCTGTTTCAACTATTGGGGCTGTATTTGCAACTTCTGCCACCGCTGCCACTGCTGTTGTTACTGCGGTATTGGCTGCTGTTACTGCTGTATTTGATGCTGTAACTAAAGTTACTGCCGTTGCAACTGTTGCTGTGGCTGTCTCTGAAGCCGCAACTGCTTGTGCAACCTCTGTTGTTGCTGTAGCAAGGGCTGTATTAACTGCTTGTTGGGCAGGACTAACAACCACCTGTTCTGGAACAGTTGGTACTGCATCGTCTGCGTATGAAGTTGATTGACCAATTAAATAAAGAAGTGATGTAAGAAATAGTGTTGCAAATAAACGCACTATTTTCAAGTAATCCCCTCGGATAACTTAAGGCCCTCTTACTGTGCTAAGTAAAGCAGAAGTTACATTGGTTTTCTTAGTTTATTAATTATTTGTTTTGAGTTGTTATCTTGTGCATTTGTTGATTCGCCTTCAACGCCTTTACCACGACTTGCCCAAGCAAAGATAGATGCACGAGTTTCAGACTTAAATGTAGGTTCAACGCTAACAAACTTTTGAGTAATTCCTTTGCGGTTATTAACTTTAAGAATCTTACGATTTAACTGCATACTCATGCAGGACTTCCACCCGCTGCACCTGTTGCTGCAGCTGCTGTTCCACCCTCACCCATACCTGTTCCTGCATTTGCGGTTTGTCCTAAGTTTTCACCAAGTTCTTGTACAGGATTCTCATATTGCTCAGAGTGAGTTTGTATTGGCATACCTGCCATTAGAGAACTAGACATTAATGTCCCTGTCATATAGCCATAACCATTACCAATGTAACCTGATACACCCTGTTTGCGAGCATAGCGACGACGTTGTTTATCTTCATACGCTTTTTGCATGCCGTCAAATTGATGACTAAGATTGCTCATTAAGGTTTCCTTCGTTGTAATGTCCGTAGTCTCCACGAGGTCCTCCATACATGCCGTTGCTTACGTGGTCATGTTGAACTGCTGACAGAGGACTTGATGGGTGGTCGTGTGAGTAGTAATACCGTGTGGTTGTTAATGGAGTTGGGTCTTGACCATTAATGATTTGCATGGTCTAACAGTCCTTCTGGGTCATAAACATCAACCGCTTTTAAAAAAAGCGTGTAGCCTGTTTCTCTTGCGTGATGCCCGCAAAAGTAAAGTTCTCCACTTAAAAATGTAGCACGCACTAGTGCTCTAGCTGCGCACTTATCGCATCGGTCTAATGCTGTTAATTCTTTTTCTTTTGTAACAGTCATGAACTAAACCCAGGCTTTGCTAAAGGAGCATTTGCATTAGCAGCAAACTTATCTTGAGCACCAGAGGTATTGATGCCAGCAGGTCCGTCAAACTTGCCTTTTTCAGGCATAGCTTGTTTATTAACAGTCATTGCTTGAGAACCAAATTGCGGCTGGGATATCATGTGTTTAGTCTACTCTCGTGTAGGATGCTCTTTATGCCAAAGTATGAATACTCATGTATTGACTGCGACCTTGATTACGAGAAAGAACGCAGCATCCACGATGCAGAACCCCGCTACAGTTGTGACAACTGCGGGTATGTTCTTCAACGTGTCTTCACTCCCTTTGGCCTTCAGTTTAAAGGTTCAGGGTTTTATAAAACTAGTAACTAGTTGTAGTGCGGGTCATCTTCAGGTGCAGGTGCTGAAACAACTGGGCTTTGAGATGCAATAACAATATCTTGTCCTGATTGATTTGCTTCAACCTGAAGGTCAGCTGCTGTTTTAGAATTCACATCAACTGCAGCAAACGCAGAGTTAATCTCATCAAGAGTTAACTTGCCATCGTTCATAAACCCACGTGCCAACTTTTCTACAACTGCAGCAACTGCAGTAAGACCAGCAACCGTGACTGCTTTAACAACTGAAATACCAGCGATAGAGCCAGCACCAATTACTCCAAGTCCGCTAGCTGCAAACACTGCAACGATGCGCAAAAGGATATTTCCAAATAACTTAAGTCCGGATTTCATTTGACTCTCTTCGCCTCAATGCCCTCGCTGCGAAACATTTTAACATTTTTTGACTTATCATCGTAGGCTTTCTTCACCTGAAAATTTGGTAAAACCTCTTCTTTTAGAAGTTCTTCTTTTACTACCTTGTCTTTGCGTCGGTCATCTGTAGGGCGCATGACTAAAGAGTCATAGGGAATCCCATGTTTATGAAGCCAAGACTTGGTATCGGTACGGTAATGAGCAGAACGAGCCGTCATAATAACTACGTCTCGTCCCTTGTCTTTAGCCTTACGAAGCTTGGCTACCACATCCTCTTTAGCATCTGCCTCATTGATGTGTTGCCGAAATCCCTCGTGGTTTATCTTATGATGACCTTTAGGGTCGTTAGTGTCGGCAAGAGTTCCGTCTAAATCAAAGATGATAGCTTTCTTGCCGTGTTTACCCTTGCCGGTTTCAAACGAGTTGTTTTTGCTCACTCACCTATTATCAGTCAGCCATAGCTCCCATTGCTGCTAAATACAGGTCTTTTTCTGTCATCAAGAACGTTTCAATTTCTTCTTGGCGTTCTTTAATCATTTCTTCTGTTTTATTAATCACTTCTTCTTCTAATTCTTCCTTATGTAAATTGTACTGCTCTACTGCGTAGTCCAATACTGATTGGAAACCAGCGGCTTTGATTTGGACATTGGTCCAACGCTCAGTGGCTTCATGTCGCCTTTTGGCGATAATCGTGTCTAACTGAAGAGCTTGACGCTCCACAACTTTTTTCTGTCTATTTGATTTGTATAATGGTTCATCCATATCTAAACCCTATCAGATTACTTATATTGCTCTACAACTTGAATTGGACCGGAAGTATTGACATCCAACTTAGACGCAATCTCTACTGCTGTTTGAGGTTTAGCACCTGCATGAAGAGCCCCAATTGCATAGTAGGAACCCGAACCTACGCCGTAAATTCCATCGCCAGAACGACAAACTGACAAATCATCAGCTATGTCAAAAACTTCTCCACCTACAGCAAGAAGAAAATTAAAGCGGTTATCATCTGCTTTGCCATCTCCTTTGCCTTCATTAAAGTCATAACCATTATCGGTTAAACATTTTCTGAGGGAAGGCATTGCTTTGGTAATCATAAAATGATAAATATCTTCAGCATCTTTAGCTGTTAGTTTTGGTGGATTCCACATATGTTGGACCACATCACAAGGCTGTACCTCGCCACTTCCCGCAATAACAAATGCTCCACGTTGGGCAATCTTCTTCATGTCGGGATGAAGGTAACGGCGTCCGCCATCACCAGTTACCTGGTTATCGGCAGCAATAACACATTTATCTTTATACTGAACCGCAACGATTGTGGTCATGTCCACCCCTTAATAGAAGAACCCCCCAAGATTAGCATCTTGAGGGGCCTTTTGGTAAATGTCCGTTATAGGGCGGTTTTCATCAAAGCATCCCAAGTTTTAGGTCCTACGATGCCATTAGAGTCCAAATTGTCATGGTTATCTTGAAAGGCTATAACTGCCTTCTTTGTAGCAGGGCCATAATCGCCGTCTTCAACCAGTGTGAGGGCGTGTTGGATGAGTTTGACACTGTCACCCTTGTCGCCTGGCTTAACCTGTCCTGGGAAGGCTGGAAGGGCTGCAGGGGCTACCTTAACGGTGACCTCGTTACCCTTGTAGTTAGGGCGTCCAAAACCTTCAATGAATACTGGAATACCCTTAGGGTTCTTCTTGTATGCACGAATCTTCTTTACAGCTTCTCCGCCATTAGCTTGTGAACCAGACTTTTTTTTGTCACCAGAGGTGTTGCCTTCCATAGTTGTGACTGTGCCATCGCCATTGTCCTTGACTACGATACCAACGTGCTCAATTGGAGCGCCGCCTGCCATGAAGTCAAAGTAAACAATATCGCCAGGTGCTGGTTTAGCTACTGCTGCATCTGTCCAAGTCCCGAGCTTCTTAAAAGCCGCTGCACCTGCCATAGTAGAGACCGTATTAGGAATCTTTACTCCAGCAGCGTCTGCAACCCACATGCAGAAACTTCCACACCAAGGTAAAAAGTTTGCTTTAGTAAAGGCGCCGTATTTAGTTTCGTTATCTTTGGGTCCTTCTACATAGCCTTCTTCTTTTAGTGCAATCTCTACCATTAACTCTGCTGTACCTTTTTCAGCCATTTACTTCTTCTTTCTGTGTTGGTTGCCTTTTCCGACATTCTTTGAATGACTCATTACTTGCAAATTCTTAACGCCATTGTGATTCTTATTATTATCAACGTGGTCTACATCTTCGTTCTTAGGAAGAGAGCGCCCCAATTGTTTTTCTTTCTTGTAACGAGCTGTGTTAGTGCTTGAGGTCTTTTGAGTCTTTGGGTCATAGATAACGGTCTTCTCACGTCCGCCTTTAGATTTGTCTTTGTAAGGGCCGTAAACCTTTTTAGCTTTACTCTTTAATGTCATGACCGCTCCGGTCTGCTTCGTCGCTCATGCAGATGCATTTGCAGGTATCGGAAGTACAGACACCCATGTCAATTTCATGGTCGCATTTAATACAATTCATGACGATAGTGTAAGCTTTTCTGCATGCCATTTAAGGACAAAGCCATGCAATTAGCAGCACAGAGAAGGCATTACGCTAGAAATGCGGAAGCCATAAAAGCAAATGTGGCTAAGGTCAATATTCAGCTTAGGGAACGTAACAAGGCGTACGTGGACAGCATTAAATCGGTGACCCCTTGCATGGACTGTGGAGTCATCTATCCCCCATACGTCATGCAGTTTGACCACGTGGGGGGAGATAAACGAGGAGCCGTCTCTAATCTAGTGCGAGAGTGTGTCTCTATTGAGACTCTTCAAATTGAAATAGACAAGTGTGAGTTAGTCTGCGGTAACTGCCATGCGGAACGGACTTACTTGAGAAAAGCATCTGCCGAAGAATCTTTAGAGGAATGGATTTAAGCAACCTTTTCATTACGACGCATGGTGCGACGTTGTTGTTCAGTTGTTCCGCCCCAAAATCCTTGCATCCGATATTTAACCGCAAAATTTAAACAGTCATTTTTTACAGGACAGCCTTTACATATTGTTTTAATTGTATTTATGTACTCATACCCACGGTCTTCAATAAAGAATGATTCTGGGTCTGAACCTTTGCATGCTGCATCGTTGTACCACTGAGTATCTTTCTTATCAATCTCTACTTCGTAGAGTGTGTTGGTATACATTACATGCCTTTCAAATCGTCAACCAGGGAAGACCACGATGTGAGGTGTTGTCTTTCTATTTTGTAAAAGCTATCTGTAACTTTGCGGTAAGGGTCTGTAACAGTTTTCTTAAACCATTTATCTTTAGTATTAGAGTGAACAACTAACATGTTGCCGCTCTTCTGGCTAACCATCACATAAGCATATGGCTTTGTTATTTTTGCTTCATAGCCGGAGACTGTATCTACATAGATGTCTTTTTGCCAAAATAACGTTGGGTCTTCTGAAAATCCCAAGTTACGTGACTTTACCTCTAGAACTAAACCTTTATCTAGAATGATGTCTTTCTCATTCTCAGTCATGCGTTTAATTTCGGCTTTAGTACTAACAAGTTCTAACTCAGGAACAGTGCAGCCAATGCCTTCACTCTTTAATCTCTCAGCAACCATCTCATTGAATGAATGGCCTTCAGTCATCGCTGCATGATAGTCAAATTCACTCATCTCAAATCTTTCATTAAGTCTACGTATTTGTTGTAGTACTCGTATAACCTTTTTGCTGTTGAGGCATCCATCTTAACAATTTTTTGGTCGTCACGAATAAGTGCATACACATGGTTGTCGCCCCTAAGTAACTCACCGTGTGTTAACTCTTCCAAAGTTCTTCCTCCTGTTGTAATTCGGCTTCTACGGTAGCAGGGTCAGGTTTTTCTCTCTTCTTTGAAACATTACTATAAAACTCTTCCTTTGGCGAAAGAGTGTGGGGAGTTGGGTCATAGCCTTTTGGCTTACGAGGATGCTCGTGTTGTTCTTTATATGGTTTATAAGTCATCTTGGTTATCGTGTCTTGTTTGCATTTGACGCACACGCACTTGCCCACTACGCACAGGCACTCTTCACCTGAGTGGAGTAGACCTGTGCCATAACAGAAATAACAGGCGCTCACTTAACCTTCTTGATAGGTTCAGGCGCAAAGCTTACAAGTACGTGATACGCAGCTTCAATATAGCTTTGAACATTTAACATTAAGTCTTCTGGGTGATGGAGAGCGTCCTCATCGCTGCCGATATAGGTATTCTCTTTTATGTAGTATGAAAGCCCGACGGTCAATTTTTGTAAGAACTCATCAGTTGTCATCCAACCCGACGCCCGAAGGCGTTTTTCATCGCTCGGGCTGGTCTTTTCTTTCATGAAGTTTTTTGCCATCTCTATCTCCTATTTACATGTCCAACAGTAATTGGGTGCACGAAGCTCGGACTTGCCAATGACAAATAGGACAGAGCATCTAGCGCATTTAGCTACTGTCTCATCTGGTCCAATAGCGTTAGGAAAGTGCCAGTCCAAGGACTGACCAGTGAGCACCTTGCGAAGTGAGTGTATTAGCCCCATCGTTACCTTTAAGCACGACCAAAGTCATCTTCAAGGCGAACGATGTCATCTTCACCAAAGTAGATACCTAGCTGTGTCTCAATGAAGATTAACTCATCTGTGCCAGTGTTCTCTATGCGATGTGGGATGCCTTGTTCAATAATGAATGCGTCACCTGCAATGGCTAAGGAGGTAATGCCATCTAAGGTCGCAACGCCTGTGCCCTCAACGATTACCCAGTACTCACTGCGTTTGTCATGTGTTTGATATGAAAGGCGCTTGCCTGGTAGGACGGTAATCTTCTTAACTTTGCTCTTCTCATCATCAAGGATGATTTGATATTTACCCCATGGGCGTTCTTCGGTCATTTTCTTTCCTCTCAGTAACGGCTCACATATCCTAGCGCTCCCCGCCGTGGATTCGGACCACGATTCACGCCTCCAAAGGGCGTTGTCCTGCCAGTTGGACGAACGGGGACTGGAGCGGTTGACGGGGCTCAAACCCGCGACCTGTACCTTGGCAAGGTACCGCTCTATCAACTGAGCTACAACCGCTTGGCTGGTCTGGTAGGACTCGGACCTACGACCTAGGCATTAACAGTGCCCCGCTCTGCCAACTGAGCTACAGACCAATCGGGCAGAACACTATCAGGCTTTGAGTTTTATAATTACTTTCTTACGAGCTACTTAATCAAATCTAAGCATGCCCTGCATCTGGCGAGGAGATAGAAGAGAGCCACCTGTTGGAGCTTCACCGCCCAATTTCTTAGCAGCGGACTTTTGGAACTTATCACCTGCGGATGTGCGAGTCTTGGAAAAGGTGGGAGTTGGAACTCCAGGAGTTGTCTGCGCATGTTCATGCGCTGCGTTAAGTAACTCTGTGGCTAGACCTTGGCGGCGCATCTTGGGATGAGTTTCAATTCCCTGTATTTCACCATCATGGCCTGTGACCAGGTTAGCAACGTGCTTCTCACCTTTAGAGAGAACGTACATATTAGGAGTTTGACGATTTAAATGTGGATAGTAGGTTACCTGGTGTTCAGGTGATGATTGCCAAGCTTCTGCCACTGGCTTGTCAGGGTGCTTCTCTAGCATATGGGTGTGATGACCCTCGTGGCTAAAAAATGCAGCGGGGCAGTGGTTACATCCTAGAGCTGGTAAACGAGTGGAGTTACCGGTTGTTACTGGAAGGTCTCCACCGTGTTCGTCTTGGGCGCTCATAGTAATGGCGCCTTTAAACGTTGGTACTGAATGTCAGTATCATCGTGGTGCTCTACAGGAACCAACATATTGGGGTTAACTTTATTTGCGCCGATTACACGGTGGTGACCATTTTGAAGGTAACGACCAGAGTCATCATGATAAACCTCTACAGGCTTTTGTACGCCTTCATTTCTAATTGACTTTTGCAAACCAGTAACTTTATTGTCACGCAACTTAGACGTAATCATATCTTTTTTTGAGTTGTAGTTAGGCAAGTCATTCATTGGTAACTTGTAAAGTTCGTGTGCTGGCATGAACATAGCAAGTTGTTGATGTGAAAGATTATCTTGGGCGCTCATTCAGGATATAGCCCTAGCCACTTACCCGCTTTAACCAATGGGTTTTCTTTTTTGGCGATTGGGTGAGTCAAAGCGATTGCTTGGTCATCGTGAGCTTGTAAAGCAGCGCTGTAATGTGAAGTATCCACTGGAACTGCTGCAGCACGGCCTGTGCGAGCTTTGACCACCTTAGCTGCGTTGAAGTCAAGGACTTTAAACTGGTTAGGGTTAAGATTGCTCATAGGGCGTTCTCCTCTTCGTGCTTTTCTTCACATAGCCTAGCTAAAGTCTGGACAACATAGATTTTGCCACAGCCTTTGCATATCCACGGGTCATGGCGCATATGGTTTAAGGATAGAGCTACTGCCTAGCTTTTACTGAATAAAAAAATATTAAATGGGGCTATTCGTGTTGTACAGGAACCAACATGTTGGGGTCAATTGAGTGAGCCGCTGCTACACGATGGTGTCCATCAAGCAGGATGTGCTTACCCAT